GGATCGTGCCCTGCGGGAACCAGGGATGCGTCTCCAGCTTGATGAGCTCGCCGGTGAACGGGTTCAAGTAGCTGCCGACCATGATGTTGGCGGTGGTCGAAAGCGTCTCGCCCGTCTTGCCGTCCAGGGTGTAGCGGAACAACGGTGCGCCGCCAGCCGCGATGACCTTGCGGTTGATGGACTGCGCCGTGCCAGCATCCACGAGGATGACCTGCGGCCCGAGCTTCCAGTTGTTGTAAAGCGCGAGCAGTGCGAGGTCGATCTGGGTGATGCCCGCAGCGGAACTCGACACCAGGTTCGCGCCGTCGAGCGAGACCGAGTAGGCGCCCGATGCGCTCTGCTGAATCTGGGTGATGAGGCCATCGAACACGTACTGGTCGATGGAGTTGTCTGCCGTGATGGCCGTCGCGGCCTGAGTGCCGGCCGGGGGCGCGGTGATGGTCATGGTATTGACCGGGGTCACTGCGGCCAGATAAGCAGCAGCCTTCGAGGTTCCGATGAACCAGGCATAACCGAACGCGCCCGGTACAGCGGTGACCGTAGCGGTCAGCGTGCCGGTGCCGGTGATGACCTGGGTATTCGACTGCGCGGAGACGTTCGAGCTTCCGCCGTTGGTGGTGGTCGTCGAGCCGTCGTTGTTGGCGCGCACGGTCTGGATCGGCACACCGTTGACGACCGAGCAGAAGCGCAGGCCGTTGTAGGTGAGCGCCACAACCCAGCAGAGATACGTCGCCGCGGTGATGGTGCCGCCCGAGTTGGCGCCGGTCAGGACCGGAGCATTCGGGGTGCCGAGCGCGGTCTGTGCCGAGCCGCCAGCCACGGTGATGTTGCCGCCGTTACCGAACAGCACCAGGCGCTCTTCTTCCATCAGGTTCGAGTTGAAGAGAGAGACGGTGCGGACGGCCATGGCGTCGTCGAAGCCGCGAGCCAGATCCTCAGCCTCGAAGGTGATGTCGGCTTCCTGGCCGACCGTGCGGAAGATCGCACTGAAGTCCTGCTCGACCACCGAGATGGAAGCGCCGCGGAGACCTTCGGCAATGCCCAGGCCACCGGCTGCCGGGTTGATGGCAGTGAGGCGCTTGGCGTTGTGAGCCGTGCCGCCGATGGGCGAAACGGTGCGGGGCAGGTACTTGTTGCGGAAGGGCGCGAGCACCGGATAAACCTGCTTGAGCAGGGGCTCCAGGTCGTATGCGGCGATGTTGGTGGAGGTACTGATCGTCGCTTTCGAGGCGATTTGTCCGGTCGCCTTGGCGATCAATTCCTCGATGCGGGTCATGTCTTGTCCGAACATGCTTTTGTCCTCGTCCTCGAAGCGTGATGCGCTACGGGTTTGCAGTTTGGATTTCGTTGGGGTTGCGCGCCGAGAACAAAGGGAAGGGGCCGCAGGTCAGCGGCCCCGGTTCCTGCTTACCGCCCGATGTGCAGCAGGGCGGCTTCCTCGTTGGAGAGGTAGTGGGGGTTGGACCGAATCGACTTGGCCACGTCGTGCGTCGTGCCGCCAGCGGTGGTCTGCTTGCCTTCGATCTCCGCTGCCTTGGTGACCGCGACGGGCGCGGCTGCCGTGACGCTCTTGGGTGCAACCGGCTCGCCTGCAATCAGGTTGGTCAGCCCGGCGAGAGCCTTGGCAATCTGCTCCATGCTGGCGTTGGTCTTCTCTGCGATTTCCAGGGCCTTGGCGGAGTTGGTCTCAGCCGCGGCGACCTGTGCCTTTTCTGCATCATTCATGTCTATTACTTCCGTTTCCGAGCTTTCGCTCTGTGGTGTGGTTGGCTGAGTCGCCACCGTTGCAGCCTTTTGAGCCGCAGACTTTTCAGAACCGTCGCCCTCGGTGAGCTCGTAGAGGGCTTGCGTCGCGTCCTCGTGGGCCGCGCACATCTTCGTCAGGCACTTACCCATGTCCTGGCACTTGCACGTCTTGTCGAGGCATTCGCCGATGGAGCCCAGCGCCTTGGTGCACTTCGCGACCGGGTCTTTCTTGGCCTTCGCGACCGCGTTCGGCGCGCGCTCGGCGAGAGCGGCTTTCATGGCCGACACAGCCTCGGAGCCTTCCTCGCGGGCCAACTCGACCAGGAGATCGACGCCCTCGGCCATCCACGATTTGAGCTTGGCGGGGATGGGGGAATTGTCGCCCTCGATCTCCGCTTCCCACTTCGTGTTGCCCTGCAAGTTGGTGATCCAGCCGAGAATGTCGGCCAGGTCGCCGATCTGATAAAGACTCTTTGCAACTGTCTGCTTGGCCACTTCGGCCTCCGTTTCTACGGCCGTGGCCGTTTTGAACTTGCGCTCTTCGGTGACGCCCCCAGCCTTGACCGCGGTGAAGACCGCCTCCTCGTTGCAGGGAAGGTCGCACACGCTGAATTCGATGGGAGCGCAGCTGTACCGCTTGACGCCGGGGTTCGTGCCATCCGACCACTTGTCGCCGACGACGGGGCCGCGGATCGAGAACCCGGTGTAGGTGCCGTCGAGGCACTTCTGCCACGCCACGTCGTCGGAGATGTAGCTGGTGAGGATGAGCAACTTCTGCTCGTCGTCGTAGACGATGGGCTCGGAGAGCTTGCCGACCGCCGAAAGCTGGTGCATCTCGCGGACGTTGCCGAAGCTCTTACCCTGCGACCGCTGCTGCGCGCCTTCCGACCAGGCCTCGACGTAAGGCTTGGAACTGGCATAGTCGAAAATCTCGCCCTCGGCGTCGATGGCTTCCGATGCGCCGATCCCGGTCACTGTGCGCTTCTCTTCATCCACCTTGGAGATGCGGCAGAAGAGGCTTTTCATAATTGGCTTGCTCATAAGTCCTCTGGCCCTCCTCCGGGGCGGTGCTCGCCGGGCTTGTGCGGCCACTGGGTGAGCGCGTTGGCCTGGTGCCTGCCCGCGTGATCCTTGGGAAGCTGGCAGTGAATGTGACGGAAGACCTGAATGCCGAGCTTCATTTCGGCGTTGCACTTCGGCTTGTCTTCCCAGAGGCCCTTCCAAATCCGGCTAATCATTGTCGGGCTCCTTTGTGGGCTTTGGAACGTGGACCATCTCCACGCAACAGCAGCGCGGGTGAAGGGGGACATGCAATGCGCCGCCGGGGAACGGGTCGTCAATCGGAATCTGCCCGGCCGCCTGCGCCAGATCGCACTCGTCGTCGATGTCATGCAGGTTCGACATCGACAGCGACTTGGTTGTGGCCCCGAGGTTCTTTCCGGTCTGGACCGTGGCCGCTGTCTGCGCAAAGGCCGTCTCGGTCTCTGCGATCATCTCCGCGCGGCCGGCGGAGAAGGTGAAGGACTCGTCGATGTGCCGGGCGAGTTGTGCCGGCGTCCATTGCTCGGCGAAGGCCTGCCCGATCATCTCGCGCAGATCCTCGCGGGTTGTCTCGGTGATGGCCCACTGCGCGCTGGGATTGTCCACCAGAACGCCATCCACCCACTTCTTGCCGACCAGCTCTGCCGAGCGCATCTCGGCGTATTCAAGCGCCTGGGTATCGGACAGGTTGAACAGGTCCGAGCCTTCGGTGCTCAGGTTCAGCGTGGCGAAGACCGTCGTAACGGCCTCCTGCGCCGTCGCTTCGAGGTCGGGTTTCATTTGGCTGGCCAGCGCATCCCACACGCTGAAGTCGATTGCGGCCAGGATGGCCTCAACATCGGGCGGCGTGGTATCGCCTGCGGCTTTGTGCACGCCGGGTAGGTACTTCTCAATCACCCGGCTCACCGAGACGCGCTGTGCGGCGAAGAAGCCTTTCAGCGTCGCTTCGATGTGGTCGGTGGCTGCTCTGCGCTTCGGCCCGAAGTGGGCCGGGTCAATCAGTAGCGGTGTAGAGTTTTTTTTTGAGCGACCGCCGCCTTGCTTACCTTCTTGCCGTCCTTCTTCGGCTTGGGATTGCCGCCGCCCTGGTCGTCGTCGCCGGGCTCGTCCTGGTCTTCCTCGGTGGCCACCATCATGGACGGCTGCGGTGGGTTGCCGCCCGAGTCTTCCCAGAGCGGCGAGAGGCCGTCGCGCTGGCGTAACTCATCAGCGACGCGCGTCCCGATGGCCACGTTGATCTGATCGACCTGCGCCTGTTTGAGAGCGTCGGTCTCAGCTTCCTCGTCGTAGACGAACTCGATGTCGGGCGCATTGAAGAGGTCGCGCCGCTGCACGATCTGGTCGATTTCGTTCTTCACCCAGAAGGTGAGCGGCTTCTCGCCGGATTCCTCGCGGGTGTCGTCTGACTGCTGGGCCGTGGCCCGGTTGTTCTGCTGCACGAACGGCGTCGCCGTTTCGCCCATCACGTAAGCGAAGATGCGCGCGCACCACTCTTCGAACTTGGGCTGGAACTCTTCCTTCTTGAGCAGTTCGACCTTGCCGCCGTTGGGCACGGGCAGGATCTTCACGCGCTCTTCGAGATTGCCGTTGTTCGAGGCTTGAATCTCCCGGATGAGCCGCAGAATCTCTGTCGTGCTCATGTTCTCGGGCATGGTCATGTACGCGAGCGGGATGTTCGACTCGTCGTACCAGTCCTGGTGCATCACCGTCTTGTAAATCAGGGTGAGGATGATGCCCAGCGTCTGCTCGACGGGCGAATAGCCGTAGAGCTTATGGTTGCGGACCTTGCCGGGCATGTAAATCAGGTCGCGCGTGGTGAAGTCGATAGCGGGCAGTCCCTTGACGATCTGCCGGTAAGCGGGCAGCGGGTACATGGG